GCTTTTTGACTTCAGAGTTTTTGTTGATCCATTGTTTCTGCCATTCACGCTTACATGGCTTGCAATTACCGCGATAGTTTCGCTCAATTTTTCCGCATTTGATGCAAGGCTTATCCATGCGCTTTGGGTATAGCGTTTCAGTCAAAACTTGATCTCCTCAGGTTCCCACTCGTAAACATCAAAGCCAAAGTTGACCCATATCCAGTGGCGCAGTGCGGGGGTCATGGGCGCTTCCCCTGCAAAACAGAGCGGACGGATAGGGCGAACGCAGCCGGTCCATCCACGGTTATGTTGATCCCAAAGGCGAGGCACAGGTCGGAAATCGCATCATCGGCAAACACTTCTGCGAACGATCCATCGACCATTTCGACTTCAACGCCGACGCCTTCACCGGCCATCGCGTCTAGCAAAAACGCTGCGTGAGTTAGTGCTCGCCGCTGCGCCTCCGTCAGCTTGGCCGCGATCTCTGCTGCTTCGGTCATGGCTTGGCTCCTAGGGCTTGGCGGGCGCGGATCACAACTTCCATGTCGCGCTTCAGTTTACGCGCAAGGCGTTCGTCATGACCCCAACGATCCCGCACCTCAACTTCAAGATCATCGGCCAATTCTTCGACCAAGCCGCGCAACCGCTCAACCTCCGCGCGCAGGGCCGTGATGCGGTCGGCTAAATCTAGCAATTCTTCGTGATGAACCGGCATTTTTTCCTTAATGCGCCAGAATAAATCCACCAGTTCCCCATCATCCCCGGTAGCGCGAGGGATGGCGCGGGTGTTCCATGCCTCGATAGCTTCGGCTTCAAGGCCCGGTAAATCCGGCTGCCCATGCTGGTCTTGGTCAACCAGCACTTTCGCCCCGATGACATCACACTCAACGCACTGGATAGTGATCTCATCGCAGTCCGCGTCAAATGGCATAATTACAGGCCACAACCTCGCCTCACCCCCACAAAACGGACACGGCTTCAATTCAGTCATGGCGCTTCTCCGGCAGGACGGGGTAAACAGGGCGACCGTCAACAAGCCGGGCCACCGGTACCTGATCCTTCGGTATCAGGTGGTGCGTCTCGCGTAGGGCTGCGAGGGCGGCGGTGGCTAGGCCGCGATAAAACGCCGCCATCCCTGTGCCAACCGGAAGCCCGCGCTCGTCTGGATCGGCAAGGGATAGCGCAATAGCCATCGCCTCGATCAGTTGTTCATCGGCCATCGCTCTGTCCTTTCACGATCTGGGCTGGGTCGGTCTGGCGGATGGCGGTGGCGGTCAGTTCTAGCGCATTGCAGGTGCCAACTTGGCGAGCGTTCCACGCACCCTCCGGCCAGTCTTCCGGCCTTTTTAGCGCTTGTTGCGCTATGGCGCGTTGGTCCGCCACCTTCGCAGCCGCCTCCAGTGCCATCTTGGCACCTTCGATCCGGGCACGGGCGATGGCGTAACGATAGGCCACGGCTGTCTCGTAGTCCGATGGATTGCGGCTCACCCGCTTGAAGCCTTCGTCAACTAGCCGCTCGATCTGATCGTCCTGCCAAAGAGCCTCACGATCCGCTTGCGTTACGGTCACTGGTCCGGTCATTGGGGTTGCTCCGGCCATCACTTCGCCTCCAGTGCTGCGAGGGCTTGAAGGCAGTCGTTCGATAGGTTGTTCGCGGTTTCCCAATGCCGAGGCGGCAAAATGCCCATTTCAACCACGTTCTCCCAGCCCTGCTGCGATTTACGCAAAGCCTCCTTCGCCACCTCCAGCTTTGATGCGGCGGTGAGGGCGGTGAGGATCGCGGGGAGGTTGTTGACCAGCGCAACGATTAGGGCGGCGTTGGCTCGCTGCTCTTTCGGATTTTCCAGTTCAGTAACTACAGCGACATCCCACTCGCCTTTTTTGCCGAACCTACTGCAAGGCCAACTAGGGCGTCCGATAATGTCAATGTCGCAATTACGCTGTTTGGCAGTCCGCCAAGGCCCCGGCGTTGCCTTCTCCGCCAGCGTCCGCAGTTCTTCAATCATGGGTTGGCTCCTTGGGTTGGTATTCGCCGCGCAAAATAGCATCGGCCAACTGGGGCTTACCGATCCGGCGCAGCCATGCTGCGATGCGGTCGCGCTCGGCTTGCGCGGCCTTCTGCCGGTCGATGGCCGCCGCGGCGTCTTCAGCCTCCAGCGGCCCGTCGAACCATTCGACGCCATCGGGCGTGTTGATCCAATAGCGCTGCTCGGCGTAGGACCAGTAGACGGGTGGCTTGCTCATTTCCCAAACCCCTCTTCCCAAAGTTCGATGGCGCGGGAGACAATCCCTTCAATAGCCACCGGATCAAACAGCACAGTCCCCTGCATCGCCTCCCTCGCACACAGCAGCTTGCGATCTGGCGGCGGCTTCTCGTAGCGTTCAATCATGTCGCAGAGGGCGCGGAACGAGTCGCTGGCGGAGTGGTAACCAGCGCGGAGCCAAGTAAGGTCGAGGGTCCGCCCACTCCGCTTCGCAGCTTCGAGCAGCACCCAGTCGGGCGGTGTTTGCTTGTCGGTCATAGGTCGTACCAATCCTCGTCTGTCAGATGTTCTGTGCCAATGTCAGGCATGGTGAATGCGATCCAGACAGCGACGCCAACGACGCTGGCGATGAACAGGGTGATCCAGTCACGCATCGGTCTTCTCCTTCATCTGCTCCGCGCGCTCCTGCGCAACTTGCCATGCCGGCTTGCCATTGATCGTGGCGCCACGGCCCCATGACGGGCGCGGCGCGTACCAACGCTTGCTATGACGTTCAAATGCCATGTTAAACCTCACTTACTACTTTTGATGCCCGGAGAGTGCCTGTGCAATTTTATCTTGTCAAACACTTTTTTCGGAATATGGTTTTGACATCATCTAGCCAATAGGAGTGAAAGTTGGAGTACCAAACCGCAGAGGAAATGGCGCGAGCGCTGGTTAAGGAGTGTAGCAGCGCGTTATACATTCGGTCGCTTGTCCTGAAGCAATTCGGCGAAAGCCCATCGGTGAATCGCATCGCAGCGCTGCGCAGCCACCATGTCACAGTTAACGAGAAAGGCCGGCGCACGACTCACAATGCTAGGCAAATCCCAAGCGACTTTGCGACCGTGGCTCCGACCATGACAAAGGCCGAATTGGCCCGCCACTATAACGTCCTATGGTCGGGGACCATTGATCGCTGGCTGGAAGAGACTGGCACCTATGCCAGAAAGTTTGTGCCAGTTAAGAATCGCCTAAGCCGCATGGGCAAGGTGGCCCACCGGCAGTTTGAGGCAACAAGGCACAAAAGCGAATGCGAGGAAGCTGCCGACGTTTTGCGGCGCGAGCGCTTCCCGGTTAATCGCTGCAATATGGACGGCTCGTTCAATGCCAACGGCAAGTTCTGGCGAGTCGGCAGGAATATTCTGGACACTCAGGAAATGATGGAGAAGGCACAGAAGTATGTCAGAGTCTAAAACCTTTAATGCCATGTCGTCCCTAGAGCAGGAGCAGATTGCAATGGCGCTTATGTCAGACAGCCTGCTAAGAGCCCTATGGCGCGAGCATCCCCGGATTTTGCGAGAAGCGGCTTTGGCCGGCAGAAAGGTTGAAAAGGTATGAGCATGAAAACACTATCGCGCGTTGAGCGCCTGCTGGACGAACTGTGCAAGCGCTCAGATCGCGAAATACCCAAGTCAGACGTAGAGCATATCCTGCGGGTTACGCGGGCTCAGATCGAAATGGTCGAGCAAGGGCTGGAGGATTAAGAGCGCTCGGCCATGAATGCGTCAATCTGCTCGATGGCGTGTTCATGGCCGTGGCACACTAAAAAGGTGTGCCCTATTTCGTCAAGATAGCGGCCCCAATCGCGCTGCTCTGGCGATAGCTTACCGCCCTTGAGGCGCTTCATTTCGATCCATAAATTAACTTCTGGCACATACAGATCGGGGACGCCGCGCACGACGCCCTCGACCTTCAGTTTTGCAGCAGTCGCCCTTGATCGCCATCCGCCGTTGGGAATGGCAAAGATGCGCATTGGGCTATATTTGCGGCGGAACCAGCTAACGACTTGGCACTGCTCCCAATGCTCACTTGGCGGCTTGTCGGTCAGAACGGCAACTCCTGTTCCCACGTTGGGCAACTGTCTGGATTTTGGCTAAAATCAAGCGGAATGGCAACCCCGAAAGCTAAACATCTGCCATCGGCTCCGTAATGATCGCAGTTGTGGCAGTATCGCGGTGGTCCCTTGGCAAGCCAAAGCTCGTAATCAATCAGTCCTTGCGGCTTCGGGTGACGCGGCATTACCAACTCCTACTTACAATTCGATAAAACTTGCCGTCTTTGTGAAAGCTTATGCTGGTCGGTGGCTCTGCGTTAGTCAAGCTGTCCGCGACATCTTCTAGGCAAGAAAGTCCGTTAACTACAGCAAGGCTTGATTCAACAATCTTGTGCAGCGTTGCTAGGGCCTTCTGGCCGGAATAGCCATCGTGCAGCACCGTCAGGTACTCTGTAACAGGCGCATCGGATAAGGCAGTGCCGTAGTAGGTGACCTTGAGCATCTCCTTCCCGCTGGCCTTTGCGATGTGCTTAGCCCAGACCCAGTCCTTAACCTCCATCTCAAGTGCCGACAGCCCCATGATGTCATCATTGTGGAGCTTGAGAACCTTCGCCTCATCCTCTTCCTTTGCTGGGAAGGCATACCCGCAGGCCGTGCATTCCTTGGCGCTAATGTAGAGCAGTTCATAGCACTCCGGGCACGCCTTCATTGGGGCCTCGCCTGTACCGGCCTTGCTGGGCGGCTGGACGGCTATGATCGGGCCATGCTGGCGGACCACGCCGGCAAAGTCGAGAACCAAGCAGTGGTCGGTGTGGCTTTTGATCCGCATCCCGCGACCGGCCATCTGGACGTAAAGGCTCGGCGACATGGTAGGGCGCAGCATGGCAATCATGTCTATGTCTGGATAGTCAAACCCGGTCGTCAGCACATTGGCGTTAGTTAACGCCCGTAACCGTCCAGCCTTAAAGTCAGCGATAATCCGCTCGCGCTCGGCCTTCGAAGTATCGCCAGTAACGCAGTCTGCGGGTATGCCTTTGTCCCGCAAGGTCGTGGCAACAGCGCGGGCATGCTCAACGCCGGTACAGAAAAATAGCCACGCCCGCCGGTCGCCGGCACGGGCAATGACCTCGTCAACAACTTGGGCATTTTGGGCATCAGTGTTAACTGCGGCGGCTAACTCAGATTCAATATACTCCCCGCCACGCTTGTGGACGCCGGATAGGTCGTAGCCGCTTTCGGTCGCCTTGGAGTGCAGCTTGGAGAGATACCCGTGGTACACAAGCTCTTCAATCGACACGGGCTCGATTAGCTCAGAGAAAATCGCCGGCTTATCGGTAATCAGGCCATGCCCAAGCCGGTATGGGGTGGCCGTCAGGCCGATAACCCGCATACTGGGGTTGATAGTTCGAAGTTCGGCAAGAAGCGTCCTGTAGCCACCTTCATCCTTGTGGCTGACCAAGTGGCACTCATCAATGATGCACAGGTCAATGTGGCCGATTTGCCACGCCTTGCTCCTGACGGACTGAATGCCGGCAAAGGTGATCGGTTCGCCTAGCTGGCGCCGCCCTAGACCGGCAGAGTAAATCCCCATCGGCGCATTCGGCCAGTGCTGGCGCAGCTTCTCGGCGTTCTGCTCGATAAGCTCTTTCACATGCGTCAGCATCAAAATGCGTGTCTCAGGCCAATTCTGCACCGCGTCCTTGCACAGCGCCGCAACGATATGGCTTTTGCCGGCACCAGTAGGCAACACCAAGCATGGGTTGCCATCATGCTTGCTGAACCATGCGTACAAATCGTCGATTGCTCTGCGCTGATATGGCCTAAGCATTATCCTACAACCTCAGTATCGGGAAAAATCGCCTTAACGGCTTCAACTTGCTCAGAGCCGCATGCGACTGGGTTAGCGACAATCTCGCGGCTCTTGTAACCGCCCGGACCGTTTAGGATGTCCTTCCCGTCGATCTTCCAAGTGACATGCAGTCCATCGTCGGAGCCCTCGTACTCCCACGGCACCAGATCGGGGTGGATCACATGGTCGTCGCACCCGGTGCGCTGAAAGTCCTCTGGGATGCCGTCAGCGTCATGCCGCTCGCACCGCCAAGTCGATGCCTCAGTCGGCGTCGAATGCGCGCAGGTGCGGCAATTGGCGAATTTGGTCGGTGCCTTTTCGTGGCACAGCGAATAGGCCGGGCAGAACTTGCACTGATACCAAGTCGGGTCCGTCGAAACTGGCGGAGGCATCCGGGCGTCCAGCGCAATCCTGCGGCCACGGGCAATGTATTTCTCGGCGACTTCCTTGTTTAGCTCGATGCGCTCAGAGTACAGCCGATCGTCATCCTTGCAGACGGCAATGTAAACGGCCTTGCGAATATCTGTGCCGTGCATGTAAACCTGCATCTGCACATAGTGCTGCGGCTTCGACTTCTCGACGCCATTCTTGACGAGGTCATCAAACGACTTTTTCGAGTGCGTCTTAAACTCAGCAATGTGCCGGCTCTTA